AGAGCAAGAACAGAAGCTATGTTATCTGGTTGTTGCGTATTAACTACACCACATCAAGACGCTGATACTTTTATTGAAGATGGAGTTAATGGATTTATAGTTAAAAGAAATCCTCAAAGTGTTGTTAAGAAAATAGAAGAGTTACTTGATGATTATAAATTAGCAATAAAGATAGGACAAGCTGGAAAGAAAACAGCTTTAGAGATATTTAATCCAGATAGATACAGAAAAGAATGGTTAGAGTTATTGACACGAATAATAAAATGATAAACAAAACAAATGAAGGTCTGCTAAAATTAAATTCAGTTAATCAAGGGGATTGCCTTGAGCTGATGCAAAATATCGCCGATAAGTCGGTTGATATGATTTTAGCAGACCTTCCTTAACTATATGGAACTACTGCTTCAGGTTGGGATAAAATCATAGACAGTAAACTGCTCTGGTTAGAGTATGAAAGAATAATCTCAGACAAGGGTGCTGTTGTTTTATTTTCAAGCGGTCAATTTACAAATAAACTTATTAACAGCAATGAAAAATTATACCGTTACAAGTGGATATGGTTTAAGACGAAAAGGGGTAATTTTGTTAACGCCAAAAACAGACCGATGACTTCCTATGAAGAAGTATGTATTTTTTCAAAAGGGGTAACAGCAAATGGTTGCAATAACAAGATGAGTTATTATCCGCAAGGACTAAAACCTATACACAAGGTCAATAAAGATGGTGGCTCAAGATTTGGAACAATGGCTGGGAAAAGACCATCACATCAAGAAACAACAATACAGGAATGGACAAATTACCCGTTTGACTTACTGCAATTTGATAGTGTTGGCAAGCCAGTACACCCAACAGAAAAACCCACAGACTTACTTGAATATCTTATTAAGACTTATACTAACGAAGGAGATATAGTTTTAGACAATGTAGCTGGCTCTGGTACTACAGGGATTGCTTGTATGAATACTAATCGTAACTACATTTTAATAGAAAAAGAAGAAAAGTATTGCGAGATTATTAATAAACGAATAGAAGACAGACTTAAACAACAAACATTAATATAAATTTACTTAATAAGGTAACGAAGAAATAATATGAAAATCGGACTTTGCACTTTTGAAATGTTCCACGGAAGACGAAATATAGGTTCTTCTAGAATAAGAGCAAGATGGTTAGTTAAATATTGGGATGAAGCTGAACTATTTAAAATGGGGCAAAAATATGATGCTGTTATTTATCAGAAAGCTTACATGGTAGAACATGCTAAAGTATTTAAAGGAGTTAAAATATTAGATTTATGTGATCCAGATTGGTTACACTGGGGATATAGAGTCAGTGAAATGATAGCTGAGGTTGATGCTATTACAACATCAACAGAAATTTTAGCAGAAGCTATTAGAAATTTCACAGATAAGCCAGTATTATGTATACCAGATAGAATGGATTTAGGTGTTCATATGGGACGAAAATTTCATCAAGGAAAAGCCGAATGGGTAGTATGGTTTGGATATTCAACTGGATTTGATATGATAAAACCAACACTTCATTATTTAAAGAAATTTGGATTAAATTTAATTGTTATTTCAGACAGTGGGTTTATGTTGCCCGGATCTTATCAAGATAGTATTGAATTAAAGAATTTACCATGGACTGAAGATACTGTTAATAAAGATATATTAACCGGAGATATGGTAATAAATCCACAGAGTAAAGCTGGTAAGTGGAAATATAAATCAAATAATAAATCTTTAACTGCATGGGCTTTAGGAATGCCAGTAGCTTTAGATTATGCAGATTTAGAAAGATTTCTAGATCCAGAAGTAAGACAAAAAGAATCAAAAGAGAGATTAATAGAAATTAAAGATAAATGGGATATTAAAATATCTATTGAAGAATATAAAGAATTAATAAATAAGATATTAGAAACTAAAAGTAATGAATAAAATTAAAGAATATATATGGCATTGCCCTAGTAAGGAGTGTCATGAAAAGGGAACAATATTGTTTAAAACAACTATACCGTTTTTAAATAAGGTTAAAATTAAATGTCCAAAATGCGGAGAAGAATGTACAGATATAGAGATAACTGATAAGAATAGACAGAATTTAAGAAGATATATAGATTCAGTATAAAAGGGGGTTTACATTATTTGAAAAGTAGTATATAATATATAAGTAATTATAATTAGGTTTAATTACAAGATAATAATAAAATATAATTGGGTGGAGTAATAGTCTAGTTTAAGGATTAGATTCAATACGAGCGCCCGTCTTAAGGGATAAAGGCTCGCCTTCTAAAGGGTGAGTTATTTTTTTATTTAATAAAAAACATGGGAATATTAAAAAATTTAAAAGAAGCATTCGAAGTTATAAAGGAGAAAGAAGTTTTTGAGAGTTCACCAACTGTTCCTACTGGTTTTGAAGCTCAAGCATATAGCAAAGATGTTGCTCCTGTAAAATCCGATTATCTTGATGAGATGAAAGGGTGGACAGGGACAAGCGTTACTGCTATTGCTGATCAATTAGCTTCTATTAAAATTAGATTATATAAATATACTGAGGATGGTTCAGAAGAGATTGTTCAACATGATATTTTAGATCTACTTTTTAAGGTGAATGATTTTACTACAAAATTTGACCATTTTTGGTTAACTCAAGCATATCTTGAATTAGCCGGAGAAGCTCCTTGGTTTATAGAAAAGAAAGGAAGTAAGATTGTAAATATATTTTTCTTAAGACCAGATAGATTAAGACCAATAGTTGGAGATGATAGATTAATTTCTGGTTATAAATATAAAATTGGAAATGCAGAAGAAATAGATTTGAAATTAGAGGAAGTTATTTTCTTAAAATATCCAAATCCAGCTAATCCTTTTAGAGGAATAGGTACTTTACAGATGGCAGCTAGAACAGTTGATATTGATAACTATTCAGAAGAGTGGAATAAAACATTTTATCAAAATTCAGCTCATCCAGATAGTATTCTAACAGTGGATACAGACCAAATGGGTGACGACCAAAAAGACCAACTTAAAAAGAGTTTAAAATCTCAATATCAAGGATTCAAAAAAGCCCATCAAACAATGGTTTTATTTGGAAATATGAAATGGGAGAATATTGGGTTCAATCAAAAAGATATGGATTTTCTAGAACAACAAAAGTTTTCTAGAGATAAAATATTAGGTATATTTAGAGTTCCAAAAGCAATAGTATCTCAAACAGATGGAGTAAATTTTGCTTCAGCTAAAACAGCAGAGAATATTTTTGCTAAATATACAATCGATCCTAAAATGGAAAGATTGATACAACAATTAAATGAATTCTTATTACCACAATTTCCTGGTACTGAGAATATGTTTTTAGATTACGATAGTCCAGTTCCAACTGATAAAGAAACTGACGCGAAGATTTTTGCAGAAGGATTAAAAAATGGTTATTATACTATAAATGAAGTTAGACAAGAATTAAATTTACCAGAAGTTGAAGGTGGAGATGAGATATATTTACCATTTAATCTAGCTCCATTAGGAACAGAAAGAGGAACTCAACCTAAAACTTTAGGATATAAGAATAAAAATCTAAAAAAGAAAGCTTTACATGAAGATGAGAGAGTTAGAGAAATGAAAGCTAGAAGTAGAGTATTTTTCAAAAGTAAAGATTATGAAGAAGAGCTTATAAATAAAACCATCAAAGGAATAAAAGAGGAATTAAAAAAAGGAATTAAAAAAGCTGAATATAATTATTGGTCAGAAGAAAAAATAATGGCTTTCTGGGTTAAGAAAGATGAGATTGCTAGAAAGTATGATCCAAAGATAAAAGAAAAATTAGTAAAATTATTCAGAGATCAAAGAAAGAAAACTATACCTAAATTGAATAAATATAAAGACATAAAACAAGATGCTAATGCAGTATATAACAACATTAAGTTAAATATTGAACAAGAAGCAAAAACTACAGTAGGATTAACAATAAATATATTCGAGGATCTTTTTGAAGAAGGAGCAAATGCTACTTTTAAAGAATTAGATTTAGATACAAAGATAGAT